GCTCGGAGACATCCTCAACATCTTGACCGTACGAGACCGTAGTCCGTATGAGGGGTTTTAGACCCAGACCACCCAACCACTCTGGAATATACCAGGGTACGCGTACCGACTTCAATGCCTCTGCATTATGAAGTAGAAAGAGTTCATGAACCCGCAGAATCATCCACGGGGGACAAGACTCAATCAACTGATGGTGTCGGGCACCAAGAGACTTCAAATAAGGCGAATCGTAACTCTCAACATCCTCCGCCGTAGTCACTTTGGCAGAACCAGAGCGACCGAGACCCATAACAAGACCCATATTCACATACGGGATCAAAGTGAAGGTATCGTCTGCGACCAGATACGAGGTAGAATTGATGTTAACATATTCATGATCCGTATAGACTTTCCCGATGGAAGGGATCAGACCTGCCACACAGGCGATCGATTCCCAAATCTTCGAGAAACCGGAGGAACACCGGACCAGGCCATCATCTCCATTCACAATAGCTGGGATGTCCACAACAGACACCCGAGTATTGGACTCGAGCTCGAAGGCATGGCGTATTACGGACATGTTAACAACACAGAGTACGATAAATGAGGTAATGGAGCCCATGAGTTGACCCCAGACCTGGGGAACATCCTCAATGAGGTGACCTGTTAAGCTCTTATGAAAGAGTTCACGCAAGTCACTGGGCATACCTACAGCGTCGCAAATTCCATCGACACAACACGCGGACAAGTAAGGATCCAAAAGGTCTGTCGCACTCTGGTAATCCAGAGAGTGAAACGTTCCAGACTTGCCTTGGAAGACCTCCCGAAGGAAGTCCGGCGTGACTGTCTCACCGATCAGTCTGAAGCATCGCAAATGCCTCATCTGTCTGTGAAGGAATTTCTGCACTGGCTTGAGGGCAAAGTAAGTAAGGGGCGGGCCCTTGGATATGACCCGCACCTTAAGTGCCTCTGGTAAGGCGACCAACTTCACGTTGGCCACTTCGTCCCGAGCACGCTCGCGAACGTTGGAGTACACCTCACGGTATATCTCCTGAACCTCCCTCCGAAAGGCAGGGTTGATCGTTACGTTCGCAGTTTCTTCGTCTTCTATCTCATCGTCATTCCCGTTGATTACAAAAGCAGAAGAGTACTTCCGACCCGCCAGGGCCGGAGGGACTCGATCCATCACAAAGCGTTCATCCATAAGTGTTCCGAATGTGCCGAACCTACTACGGGTATCGACATAATTGGCTTTCACTGATGGCGCATAGGGGTGGAAGAGGTCAGTATCACGGATACGCGTGGTAAAAACCTCCCGGCAGGTCCTTCTTACTTCCTCGGCTATTACGGCCGTTGAGGAGAATGGGGAAGATCTGGACGGCTGCTTCGTTGTCAGCACAACTTTCGTTTTCACCTTGGCCTGTTCAAGGGCTAAGTCATCTGGGCGGGGCATCCCCTTCTTAGAGTAGAGAATACCAACCGCGAAGGAAAGGGCACGATCCGGATCATCA